GCCTCATTAAGCTTATCGAAGATCTTCTTACCATACTTGAAGAGGAACACCTTACCTTCGTTCTGTGGCTTCGAAGGGTCGCTAACGATATACACATTGCTGATATATGTTAGCTTGCGCTTCTGATCACGAGCTTGCTTACGAGCAGGTGAGTTGTCATCAGTGGTGGAGTTCCAGAGCTGAGTATTATACTCGCTGACTGGATCAGGCTTGCCGATTGTTGTTAGGGAGTTTTCAATGTACCACTTGCCGCTGGTTTGACCCTTAAACCCATGACCCCAAGTGCGTACGAAAGGCACGTCTTCAGCGGCAGGAGCAGGTAGGAAGCGAACAACGGCATAGCCATTGCCAGTCTTGTCTACTTCAGGATACCAGAAGCGGTCATCCGCAGATGAAGCATTTTCATTGGTATTAATCTTCTTAAGCTGAGCAGTTAGCTTAGTTAGTTCAGACGAACGCGAGTTCTTTAGTGTAGCAAAATCCATTAGTATTCTCCGTATGTTTGTATGTTTGTATATGTGATTATTCACGTACTCAATAATATAACTTATTTATCAAAAACAGTCAAGGCAATATTTCGCATCTTCTGTTTATCATAATTTAGAAAGGGACGATACTTTTTACATAACAAATTAACTTCCTTCCACACAATATCGTCACCCAGTTCTTTATTCCAATGCTCGGAGAAACCTAAGAGATCATCTAGTATGATTAGACTCTCTATGCTTATCTTCTTACGAAGGAATATCTTCAGCAGAAAGGGATGCTGTTGATTCTTTACTATAACGTTTTCATCTAATGAAGTCAAGCAGTTTTTTAGCTCTTGTTCAAAATAATATGATAGTGCTTGAAATCTTTTCTTCCAGTCGACATAGATCTGTTCATATTTACAATTACCGACTAGATCACCTACCCAAAGATTAGACTCACCAATGACAAAATTTGATATTAAAAAGTCTTTGACATCTTTTCTCTTGGCTAACTTAGCGAAGAAGAACCTATCCTTACGAGTTTGGAATTGATCAATAGATGTTTTAATCTTACCATTATATTTTATGAAATCATATGACTCAGTCGTGAAGTGATTTTTCAGAGCAGAGTACAAGACATAAGTCTCATATGGGGTCATATGTTAGGAAGCCTCGCTATCTTGGGTAGATAGTTTAAAGTTTCAGCTTCACCCTGTACCTTGCTCTTCATATTAGAGTTCAGCTTGATAAAGGATGCTGCTGTTTCTACTTCAATCTTATTACGATCACAGTACAGGATAACAGCATCAATATACTCGATGTCAAGTTCCCATACTAGTTCTTCGATCTCACGCGCAAATTCTGCAGGTGTTTTTAGTTTTGGAAGGCTCATGACCAGCCAATTAGAGTTTTTAGATGAGCTATATCTTCAAGACGTTTCTCAGCACTGCGAGGATACTTCTTCGCGCGCATGTCTGAGGCGGGATTCTTAGGACCACGCTCCATACGCACTAATGCTTCTTTTCGCTTTTCCATTTTAGTCTTTGGCATAATATATCCTCTTTGTTGAAAGGTGGTGGGTATTCTGTTTCTAGGAACCCACCGAACCCAAGTCTAGCTTATGCGGCTAGAGCAATGCTTCCATTATCGTTAGCATTTACATTTGATCCGTCACGGTGGTATCTACCGATTAATCTCCGCTACCCTATCCTCGCCTGTCGATCCTGTGTCGCCCCCGCAATGGTGGAGGCGTCGGGTACTGCCCCCGAGTCCAGAACGCTAATCAAGTAACATCAACGACCAATTACTTCTTCTTCTTAGAAGTCATCTTCTTAGCAGAAGCCTTAACCTTAGTGGCAGTCTTCTGAACTGCTTCCTTAGCATCAGCAACGTCAACCTTGCCATCCTTGTTTACATCAAGAATATTCTTAACATCTTCCTGAATCTTCTTCGCTTCTGCAGCTAGAGGATTGACAGCCCATAGAGACTTAATATTGTCCCCAAAGATAAAATATACTGCAACTAGTACAGCAACAACAAGTACGATATAAATCATTTTATTCTCCTTAATTAATTAACAACACAATCATTATACTATATGCGAACATTTAAGTCAAGCTTTAATAGCTACAGTGTACTCTACTGGATTATTTAATACTCCTCGCCGAATTAAATCGGTAGTCTTACGAGTGGGTTTCAAATACTGCAGTATTCGTGGAACAGCTTTAAGAGGATCAGCATTACCGCACATAAAAATATCTATGGCGATATAATTCACCTCTGGGTAGTGATGCCAAGACAGATGACTCTCTGCCAAAACAACAACACCAGTAGTACCACACTCTTCACCAAACTCATGTACATGTTCGCTTAGTACAGTAGCTCCGGCGTCCTGACAAGCAAGAGAGAACTGATGAACTAGATCTCCCTCGCTAAACTTATTGTTTTCTATACCCCACAGGTCTAGGATAAGATGATTACCAACATATACGCTGCCATCTTCCATTTTCCGGAAGTGATTAAAGATATCTTTCACCATAATTCATTCAGCACCTAGTTTTGTTACTTATTATTTATAACCAGTCCAATCAACTGGATCTCCACCAAAATACTCAAGCACACCATTAATATTACGAAGTGCGCTGAGACCTTCTTCAATATCCATGTAGTAAGTTGTAGGATTTTCTGCATCTGCAGTCCGATCAATATCCTTCCTGATAATATCAGCCAGATCTTCAGCGCATTTCTGAAGTCTTTCTACTACAAGGGAATCTAGTGAAAGACTATCAACATTAATAGTTACGGTTTGCATAATTCTCTCCTATAAAAAATAAAGAGCCTTTTAAAGTCATGCTCAGGACTCGAGGATTAAGCAGCCTCAGCCATTTCAACAGCCAAGTTCAGAGCCTGAACCTTACGAGCCTGATTGGCACCAAACCAAGCAGAGGTCATGCGAGTGTCGTTAGAGCGACCCAGCACATGGTCAGTCAGGAAGGTGACGCTGTTATAGGCATTCCACCAGCTGCCAGGAGCATAATTCGCACCAGGCTGAGTGTCAAGCATATCAACAGCCAACTGAGCCGCACGACTATGCGCCTCGACCGTCGCACCCATTTCCTTCTTACGATCAGAAGTCTTCGGGAAGATGCGGTTGAAATACTCAACGACATTTTCGTTCGTGTAGCGTTTCTGACCGAGGAACGCAGCCATCTCCTTGTACTTCACAAGCTTATCCTTGGCGACACCCAGAGTCTCCTTGACCGAATCAGCGTCAAAGACGTTACGATGGTTAACACGGACCATCTTGGAGGTCTTAGAGGACAGCGAGAGGGTCAGGGTATTATTGCAGACCACGCGGATGGGCGTGAACTGGACCGTGATGCTCTTGCCGAACTGGTGGGGATTGGAGAAGAGCAAGAAGCCTTCGACCTTATCACCACCAAAGAGTTCAAACGACTCCTTGATCTTCGCGAGCGCCCACACGTGGCGACCACCCTTCAGCGAACCAGCAGTATGCATTTCCATATCACCAGCACCAACGAAGTCGTTGAAGAAGGTGAAAGCTTCAAGGTTCTGGCAGGGGTTCCAACCATCGCTTACGATAGTCAGGATCTTGTCATCCTTATCGCGGACCAGAGCTTCAACACCGGACTTTACCTGTTTACCATTAATCTTGGCATACAGGGGGATCTTCTTGACTTCCCAGTTCAGACCAGCCTTTTCAAGCACGTCTTCAGGGGAGAGGTCGGGGAGGATCTTAGTGCCCAAACCATGCCATGGCTGCTCGCCCGCATACACCATCTGAGCTTTATTGTCGATAATTTCAATTTCGTGAGCCATATCTATAACTTCCTTTTCATAGTTTCGATTTAATAAGAATACGCTAATTTTAAAATAAAGTCAAATACTATTTTACAGACTGCCACCCAGATATCGTCGAGTAGGTTTGGGTGGGAACACCATTAGTGTAAAGCACAGCTTCGAAACCACACCTCACAGCTTTCTCAACAGCGACATTGGGGTCCATACCTTCATAGACCACATTGCCGAAATTCGTCATAATCACCTTATACACAAACTTCTCCTACTTCATACAAATAAGCATATTCGCTTGCTTCTTTAGCATGGTCAAACCCCTT